TCATTTTGAATCTCCATTTTCTTTAATGAGAACAATATTCACATTCTTATTTCTGGGATATGTTTTTTTCGGTATGATCATACTATGTGCGCTATGAGACAAAGGATTTAATCTAACTGCATCCTCCAAATGATCGGGAGCAAAGTGCGCATATCTCATCGTCATTTTTATATCAGTATGACCGAGCACGCGCTGCAAAACCAAGATATTACCACCATTCATCATAAAGTGGCTGGCGAAGGTGTGGCGTAAAACGTGGGTAAGTTGCCCTGCCGGTAATTCGATGCCTGTTCTTTCCAGCGCAGATCGGAACGCGCCATAACAGTCGCTAAACAACCGATTTTTTCTGTCATCAGGCAGGTAGTCATAAAGCTCTTTACTGATGGGAACGGTGCGGTTTTTTCTGCCTTTTGTGTTTGTATAGGTGATTTTGTACTTCGCGAGCTGACTTTTTTTCAAATTCTCAGCCTCAGACCATCGTGCGCCAGTAGACAGACATATTCTAACCACAGTTTCTAAATCAGGATGCTCATGCCGATTGCACTCTGTGAGTAACATCGCAATCTGGTCTTGAGTAAGCCAAGCCATTTCTATCTCTTCAGTGCGGAAAGGGCGCATATTTTTTAGAGGGTTTTCGCTTTTCCATTCACCGAGTCGATTCAGCTCATTGAACACCGCTCTGAAGTAAGCCAGCTCAAGATTAAGCGTGCGAGGCGACACCTCTTTCACTCTATTTGAACGGGCATACTCACCTTTTAACCGCTTTTCCCGGTAGCGGGAAAACATTTGCGCATCGAAATCTCGGGCGAGCGGTTCGCCCATACACTCAAACGCATGGTGCATCGCTAACTGGCGTTTTAGTCCGTCTTTCAAGGTAATGCCATGAGCGCTATACCATGCGTTAATTAGCTCTTTTAACGTGCGCCTGTCTTCCTTTTCTTCCTGCCACGGGTTTTGTACGGTGTATTGCTCAAAGGCCAATGCTTCGCCTTTAGTAGCGAATTTCTTTCTAATGCGTTTGCCTTTTGCCCCGTTCGGATAGAGCTCACAAATCCAACCGCCTGCCGGATTTTTACGGACGGTCATTAATTAACCTCGCTGTATACACCCACTACTCGACCAATCGTTTTTATTTCATTAATCCCGCACTCAAACGGTACTTTTCCGCCCGCAACGTGTAGCTTTTTGCCGGGTAATAAGGTCAATTCTCTGATGCTGGTAGCCCCTTCAATTTCAACTAACCAAAGTCCATCAGAAAGTGAGGCATCTTGTTCTATGAAATTCAGCTTTCCATCGGCACGAACAGCAATGCCTTTTGACATTTGCTTGCTAAAAAAACTAGCGTCGATACTCAATGGTGAATTTTCTTCGAGCTTCCCATCACTAAGAGTGAATGACTTAACTGTTTTCGGATCCGTTGGTGCCGGTTTACCTTCGTATTGGGAACCCTGACCAGTCAGCAGCCATAAAAGGCTTGCACCGGTCTCTAAGGCGCATTGCACGGCGAAATCATAAGAAACAGTTCCCCGCGTGTACCGATTTTGAAGGGAACTGGCTGCAATGTTGAAATGGCGAGCTAGCTGTATTTTTTGAGTAAAACCATATACTTGACAGATCCTATCCAGTAGCTCGTCATTATTCACCTGAGTATCAAGTATCAAAATATATTCCTTTGGGTGTTTACTAATATTCAAATGAGCATTAGTATCGTTGCTAATTCGGGCAATCGGTGGCAGAAGTTGGCAAACATAGGCCATTGATTGCAAACATTGTCAAAATGGGAATCATGCAACATGGCTTCTGAAATCGCAATCATCAAAGTGCCTGCCCCTATAGTTACTTTGCAGCAGTTCGCAGAGCTTGAGGGTGTTTCTGCACGAACCGCTTACCGCTGGACAACCGGCGATAACCCTTGTGTACCAATCGAACCGCGCACCATCCGTAAAGGCTGCAAGAAAGCAGGTGGCCCTATTCGCATCTATTACGCACGCTGGAAAGAAGAACAATTACGTAAGGCGTTGGGTCACTCCCGTTTCCAACTCGTCATTGGCGTGTAATTCACTTTATGTGAATTATAAGGATGAGACATGTTTGATTTTCAGGTTTCCAAACATCTCTACTATGAAGAAGCGTGTCGCGCTTTCGCACAACGTCACAATATGGCGAAGCTGGCTGAGCGTGCGGGTATGAATGTTCAAACGTTACGCAACAAGCTCAACCCAGAACAGCCTCACCAGCTCACGCCGTCTGACATTTGGTTGCTGACAGACATCACCGAAGATTCAACGCTCGTTGATGGTTTTCTGGCTCAGATCCATTGTCTGCCGTGCGTGCCGGTTAATGAGATGGCGAAGGATAAGATGCAAACCTACGTCATGCGGGCAATGGCTGAGCTTGGCGATCTGGCTGGGGGCACAGTGTCAACAGAGCGATTAACCCAGGCGAAAAAATACAGAATGGTTGAAAGCGTTAATTCTGGCATCCGCATGCTTTCGCTGACAGCGCTCGCATTACAGGCGCGCCTCCAGGCCAATCCTGCAATGTCCAGTGTCGTCGATACCGTTAGCGGCCTCGGCGCATCTTTTGGGCTGATGTGAGGTGAGCATGTTAAATAACGAACCTTCTTTCGCATCGTTACTCGTTAAGCAAAGCCCAGCCATGCATTACGGTCACGGTTGGATCGCAGGTAAAGACGGTGCGCGCTGGCATCCGTGTCTCTCTCAGGCTGATTTGCTGGCTGGCCTTTCCACCAAAAAACAGGAGGGCTCATGGCTATCGAAGCTGTTTCTGCAACTGTTCCGCTGAAAGCTGGCGCCCGTATGGCTGGCCTGAATCATATTGCTGAGATTCGCGGTCGGTTCTGGGGTGATAGCTGGAAAGAGGTCGAGCAATTCGTTGCGAATATGCGCGATACGCGCGATACGCAGCATGAAGACAATGAGCGCGCGCTGGCAGCGATTTTCTTTCTGGCAAAAATACCGGCAGCTCGTCACGGGCTCAAATTAAATGAGCTGACTACTGACGAGAAAAAAGCGCTTATTTCAGCAATGAATCATTTTCGCGCAGTCGTGAGCTTATTTCCCAAACGGCTAACCATGCCGAATTAACACAAACCGTAATTAAAAGGCGTCAACCCGCCGGGCATTCTTTTGCCTAAATTCAGGAGAAAGCGTTATGCAAAATATCGAAACCCGCAATTTTGAAGCTGATAACGATGTACTGGTCAGCTTGCTCAATAAAGCCAAAAACGAAGAACGTCGAGACCGTGCTTTAGCTGTTTCCATTCGTCTTGAGGCTCTGGCTATTCATATCGCAAGAGAAGGGCTGAACGGAGTCGAAGCCGCCGAGCTTCTGCGCCGCGAAGCTGCTCGCTACGAAAACGAATCACAGGAGCTGCACTGATGGCCGACGCAATGGATCACATCCAGCAGCGTGAGCAGGAAGAACGCGAGCGCCATATTAATAACGCACGCAGCCGTGTTATTACACCTTCACGTTTTACCTGCGAAGAATGCGACGCACCAATCCCGGAAGCGCGCCGCAGGGCAATTTATGGTGTGTCGCTTTGCGTGACCTGTCAGCAAATAACAGAGCTCAAATCCAGACATTACCGGGGCGTTTAAGTGGCAATCTCTTACGCTTATGCGTGGAATGCTCCTCGCTCAGCAATAGCCAGCCCATATCTGACCTACTCAGAACAGCACCGCCGTGATCGTATGATTGCGGCGTTGCTGCATGCGCGCAAAGCGCTTTCCCTCCAGCCGGAATGTGTACGCTACGACGTATACCGAACCGCCGCCGCGCTGGAGCAACATCACGATAGCCAGCGAGCCAATGCTTTTTTAATCAGCTTTTGCAAAAAAGCATTGCCGCGCCTTGAGCTGGTCGCAAAAAAATATCAGGCCACTGGCGTTAAAAGCGATGTTTCGGCTGCTGTTTTTTCCGGTCATTTCGATACGGAAATGCTGCAATACATCGCCTCACGTCTCGTTAATATGGTCGCCCGTTATAACCGGCTCCCTGATATGGCAAAGGCAGATATTGAACTGCTGGCCGCTGATATCGCTAATTTCATCCGCGCGGAGCTTGCAGATATAGACGATGCCAGCGCCGGTGAACTGAAAACACTGCATTCGTGGTATATGCGCGCCGGGCTGATTGCCCTGCAATTTAACGTGACCCCGCCCCATTGGGAGCGCGTAACAAAAAAATATGCCAGTGAGCAGGATATCGCACCGGCAGTTATGCGCCTGTTCAATGAAACGTGGTGGCGCGGGCGGTTGCGTCGTATTGCTGCCGCATGGCGTGAACATCTGCAAATCGCAGTTGGCAGTGTGAGCAAGAAAAAGCATGCCTACGCCAGCAAAACATGCGTAACCGAGTGGCGGGAGCAAAAGAGGCGCACGCGTGAATTTCTTAAAGGGCTGGAGCTCGAAGACGAGGACGGCAACCGCATCAGCCTGATTGAAAAATACGACGGCTCGGTCGCTAACCCGGCCATTCGTCGCTGCGAGTTGATGACGCGTATTCGAGGCTTTGAAAATATCTGTAACGAGCTCGGTTACATGGGGGAGTTCTATACACTGACAGCCCCGTCGAAATATCACGCCACGACAAAAGCGGGCTACCGTAACCACAAATGGAACGGGGCAAACCCGTCCGACACGCAAGGCTATTTAACCTCACTCTGGGCACGTATCCGCGCCAAGCTCCACCGGGAAGATATCCGCATCTTTGGGATTCGCGTTGCAGAGCCTCACCACGACGCTACCCCGCACTGGCATATGCTGATGTTTATGCTGCCGGAACATGCCGAACGTGTGCGCACCGTCATCCGTGATTATGCGTGGCAGGAAGACGAGAGCGAGCTCAGCAGCGATAAAGCCAGAAAAGCCCGCTTTCATGCCGAGACTATCGACCCGGAGAAGGGGAGTGCAACGGGCTATGTCGCAAAATATATCTCAAAGAATATCGATGGCTATGCGCTCGACGGTGAAACAGACGACGAAAGCGGCGAGCTGTTGAAAGATACCGCGCCCGCCGTTTCTGCCTGGGCGGCGCGCTGGCATATCCGGCAATTCCAGTTTATCGGCGGTGCGCCAGTGACGGTTTACCGTGAATTACGCCGTATGGCCGACACCGAAACCGCGCACGGTCTTAGCGTTGAATTTGCCGCCGTACATGATGCGGCTGATGCCGGTGATTGGGCGGGCTATGTCAACGCGCAGGGCGGTGCGTTTGTCCGTCGTGATGATTTGCAGGTTCGCACGCTCTATGAAACGCGCACCGAATTTAACCAGTATGGCGAGGAAACTGTCTGCATTCGCGGCGTATACGATGCAGCTGTCGGTACTGGCTCACCAATTTTAACCCGCCTCACGCAATGGAAGATTGTCCCGAGACGCGCCGTTGATTTGGCCGTTGACCTTAAGGGCGCGACCGCGCCCTCTCGGAGTTCTGTCAATAACTGTACGGGAAGCGAAAGCGATCCACCGGAGCTGGATTTATCAAAACCACTTAATCGATTTCAGCGACGGCAGTTAACGAACCGGTTAAGAGATAAAAAGCCGACCGAGCGCCACAATTTTATCCACGGAACGCCAGCGCAGGACGGCGCGATATCCAGGACGATTGATGAAATACAGCTTTTAACCGGCACAACTATAAGCCGGGGCGAGGCGCTGCACTTGATGGCACATAGCAAAAGCTGTTTTAACGGAAAATGGTGCCGGGGATCCGAAGCGGGAGAGGTTTTTTCTACCGCCCCACCATTTTTTGCAAAGGCTAAGGATATCCTCGCCCGTGTTGCCGTTTTGTCTGGATCGGGGAGAGGAAAGTGAGCAGACATTCGAATTTATATCTCAATGATACAAAGGGTTATGATTGATTTTTTTATTTCACTTTGTGCAAACAATCATTATACTGTATGTTTATACAGTATCTCATGTGGGAGAAGTTTTGTGAGAAACGAATTAAACGAACAGGTCATGCTTGAGCGTGTTGAGTTGATTGCTCGTCTGACTACTGAGGGAACGTGCCATGAAAGGGATCGCGAAATAGCACTGAATTTAATCGCCGTATTGGCAAAGGGGGAGATATTGAAAAATCGTGATTTTTCAATGGCTTTTTCTGACATTGATACTGACTTTTATGATTTTGATGACGCGTGTTCAATTCAAAAAAATCATAAAAATGTATGTTGACATAATTGCTGGGATTTACTTGATAAGGATGTTGAAGTAAGTTCGCTATGGATACTCACAGCAGTGAAGGAACATGCAATGGCGCTCGAATATAAAAAATTTCAGGAAGTGAATTTATCAGATCCTTTTTTTGATTCTCTCAAAGAAGATTATCCGGAATTTGTAGATTGGTTTGTTAGAAAAGGAAATGAAAAAGCATATGTTTCACTTAATGAACATCAACTTTTGGATGGTTTTCTCTATCTCAAAATTGAAGATGAAGCATTGACTGATTGCAATCCGGCACTTCCTAAGAAGCTAAGAGTAAAATGTGGGACATTTAAGATTGATGCTCATGGAACAAAATTGGGTGAGCGATTTGTACGTAAGATTTTCGACTTTGCGTCAACGCAAGACGTAGAGGAAATATATGTTACTATTTTTGATAAGCATAAAGGATTAATTGGGTTGCTGACCCGTTATGGTTTCAGATTGGTATCAAGGAAGAACAAAGTGACTCCGAGCGGAAATGAGGGTGTTTACTTAAAAGATTTTATTTGGAGGGACTGAAAATGGATTACAAAAATTACCCTATGATAAAAATGCAAGAGCGGAATTTTTTATTAGGCATTTATCCTAAATGGCATACACGTCTTTTCCCTGAGTCGATACTTCGCAATGAAAATGAGTCTATTATTGAAGACGTATCTTATACAAATAGTATCCATAAAGTTTATTTGACCAAAATGCGTGATGTGCCACAACTCCGTGCCGGGGATAACCTGTTGATATATCGTACAAGTGATGGGCAAGGAAGCGCAAAGTTTCGCTCCGTTGCAACTTCAATCTGTGTGGTCGAAGAGTATAGAAATATTCATGAGTTTGGAACTCTTGCCGATTTTAAAGCGTATTGTGCGCCATATAGTGTGTTTAGTGACGCAGAATTGAATCAGCTATATGGTACAAAAGAGTACCCATATATTATAAGATTCAGCTATAATTTCCCATTGAAGAAAAAAATTATCAGGCAGATTCTTATGGATATTACCGGTTATACAGATAATGATTATTGGGGGTTTATGACGCTAACCAATACTAATTTGATGGATATCCTTAAGGCCGGAGGAGTTAATGAAAGTCTTGTTGTCAATTAAGCCTGAGTATGCTGAGTCTATACTTATAGGTGATAAAAAATATGAGTTCCGTAAAAGCATTTTTAGAAATAAAGATGTTAAAACGGTTGTTATTTATGCAACCATGCCCGTAGGGAAAGTTATTGGTGAGTTTGAAATTGATGGTATTTTAGCTCTCGATCCGACTGAGCTCTGGAAAAAAACAAAACGTTACGCAGGAATCTCTCGAGATTTTTTCGATAGTTATTTCTCTGAAAGAGAGCGAGGGTTTGCTATCCAGGTTAAAAACCCTAAGCGATATGATACACCTCTGCACCTTAACGAGCTGGTTCCTGGAGCAGTACCTCCACAATCGTTTAGATATATTTGATGAGAACGAGCGCAGTGCGCTCGTTTTTCTCTTCTAAGCAAGGATAGAATCAACAATTTCACTAAAATCTTCTTTTGATGGTGATTTAAGTATAATTAAAGGAATTCTCATTTCTTTTGCAACAGCAAGAGCATTTTTACGCTCAAGTTTCATGAGTTCTTGAGGAGAGAAACTGAGATTAGCGCCACGATCTCTAAACCTTTCTATTATCGTTGATTCCTCTGATTCGACCAGAATGATCCCACTAATTTCCATTTCATGAAAGACGGAGTGATTAATTTCTATGAAATTACTTTCATTAGAAACTAATACAAAGTGACCATCAAGAAGAATATCCTGTTCAGCTCCTTGAAAATTAGACAACTGTTCTATTAGAATTTTTTGATTCTCTGCAGCATTGTAAGTTTTTTTATCTATTCCCCAGTTTTCCGACCTTCCTTTTGCTATCAAGTCACTTGCGCTGCTATGTATAATATTATGATTTTCAATGAAATTATTGCAGAGGTAACTTTTTCCTACAGCATGAGCACCAGCGATAAATAAAATCATACATTAACCTTTGGGTCGTATTGGTCTTGTGGTGAGAAAAGAAGTATCATAGATGGTATGTCGATTCAATGATTATGGTGATAATAATGAGAGAGTATTTGGCGCTTTCTATTATGAGTCCGGCGGTTGATAACGTTTTATTAGGAAGTAAAAAGATCGAAATAAGATCTTGGGTGCCTCCTAAATTACCAATTTATAATTTGGTGTTGGTTCAAAATAATAAATATCTACATGAGGGTGAAAGTGATTCTAATGGTGTCGCGTTAGCCGTAGTTGATATTTTAGAAACGAGCGATTGGACATATGGTGATTATCTTAGACAATCAAATGAAGTAACCCTGGGAAGGGAGTGGAAAGAAGGATATTATTTTTGGAAACTTGAAAATATACGAAAGATAGTTAATAAGCCTATGGCTGTTGCAAAAGGAGGCGTTTATAAAATTATTCTTCCTGAGATTATTGTGGAAGGTTGTGAATGATGCCATTGCGAAAGTAAGCGGTTTTGTTTTTATGCTTTTGATATTGATGGTTCTTCGTTAATTCATTGAGAACAACGCATCCTGATGCCGCATGAATTTGCATGCGTTCGGTCTTATCCAAATTGACGATCTCTACCAGAGCTGGTGCGGGATCCGGCGACCTCGTGAAACTGCATTAAAACCGCCCTATAAAGCGGGCAGGCGAGGCGGGGAAAGCACTGCGCGCTGAGGCCGGTAATTTATTTATTTTTCCGCGCCTGAGCCTGAGTGCACCCCTGCCGTGCGCAGGGCGCGAGGGAGTGTGACGGGGAAGCGAGACGGCAGCGCGTCGTGTGGGGGCTCTGGCGGGCGCTGGCGAAGGGCATGAAAAAGCCGCCCTGCGGCGGCTGGAGTGGGTTACGCGTCGTCGGTGTCGAGGCTGTATTTCTGAAACCGGATGATCTCCTCTCCCGCCCATTCGTTGAGTTCAAGGAATCGGGCCTGCAACGGCATCAGTTCGTTACGCACAAACACTTTTGCCACCTTCTCAACGTCGCCGATCGAGCCCGCATTTTCTGGTTTGCCGCCCATCAACTGGAACGGGATGCGGTGCGCGTCCAGCAGGTCGGTGGCGCTGACTTTTTTGATATTGAAAAAATCGTCTTTGGTGGCGACCTCGCTCAGCGGCACAATTTTAATGCCGTCGGCTTTTCCGTTCGGCGCGTAGAAAAACAGGTTTTTAAAATTGCCGAGCCCTTTCGAATCCCGCATCGCCTTGCGCAGCGCCTCAACATCGGTGCTGCTTTGCGCCGCGTCCGTCACGTACATGATGTAACCTGCGTGTGCGCCGTTCTGGTAATACTTGCGGCGAAACAGCGTCGCCGACTCATTCAGCCAGGCCGAATTAAGTGCGCTCAGATATTCCGGCATCCCGTAAAGCTCCTGGTTGATGTCGGGCTCCAGCAGGTGGAACACCGAGCCGGGCGCAAACTGATGTGGCTTTGTGTAGTTCTGAATATACCAGTAGGTATCCTGCTCCACGCCGCGCCGGGTATATTTGGCCGGTGAGGTTTCATATTTTAGCGGCCTGGCTGTCACGCTCCGGCGCTGCTCAATAAACGCATTGCCAAACACCATGTAATCAAGCGCGAAGCGGGTAAAATCCTGCCGGGATAACAGCGGGTGCGGAATGTAGGTCGATACCAGAATGTTGCGTTTGACGTAAACCGGCGAGCTGTGGTGAACGGCAGCGCGCATGCTTTTCGCCAGCCCGGAAAAGCTCACCGGCGGCTCGTACCACTGGCCGTTATCGATGCACTCCACGTAATCCAGAATGTCGCGTTTATCGAGCACCGGCACCGGTTCGCCGAAGGTAAACGCCTCCATACTCTGCGCGGGCGCGGCGGTATGCTGGCGCGGTGTCGGGGTGCGCTGGCGTTTGTTGCGTTTAGCCATTAATAAAACTCCAGAATTGAGGATGACGACTGGCCGCTCGCGGCGGTCAGCGGTTCGTTAATCAGTACGTGCATGGTGGCCCAGGCGAGATCGGCGTGGCTGGCTTCTTCGGTGCGGCTGGCCTCATAGGTGGCGCTGCGCCCGCTGCTGGTCATGGTTTTACGGATGGACATAAACGACTGCGTGATGTCGGTTGCACTGACGTCGTATTCGAGGCAACCGCGCGTGATGGTGTCTTTGGCTTTCAGCACCATGGCGGTTTTCATTTCTGGCGTGTAGCGAATGTCGCGCGCTGCCGGGTAGAAGGAGCGCACCAACTGGAAAACGCCCTGACCGAGCCCGGTCGCATCAATTCCGATGTATTCGACGTTATATTTTTGCGTGAGCTCGCGGATAGACTCAGCCTGTGTCGCAAAATCCATCCCTTTCCACTGATGGCGCTCCAGAATGCGGAACTTGCCCCCGGCAACCAGCGGCGGCGCGATCACCACGCAACCGGCACTGTCGCCACGGTGCGACGGGTCGTAACCCATCCACACCACGCGCTGACCGAATGGCCGGTCGGCAAACGGTGCGTAATCCTCCCACTCCTCCATGCTGTCAACCATGCAGCGCTGCAGCTCCCCGAACGGGAACACCGACGCTTTGTCATCGACGAACTCACACATAAACAGGTTGCGGAAGTCGTCCGCGCTGTTCTCCTGGCGCAGCGCGTCAAGGTCAAACAGGGTACAGCCCCCGGCGAGTGCGTCCTCAATGGTGACAATCTGCCGCCACTGCCCGTCTGCACAGGCCACGCCGCGCGCTAATGCCGCATGGCTGATATCAATATCAACCCGCTCGCTGGCGCTGGCGCGCCCCCGGTTAAACAGTTCACCTGACCAGAACGGATATGCGCCATGCCCCAGCGAGGACGGCGTCGAAAAATAGGTTGTGCGCAGGTGTTTTTGTGAGGCCATGCCCGACGCCACTTTGCGCAGCCGCTGGAAGTTGGGGATCCAGAAAATTTCATCGACATACAGGTCGCCGTTATGGCTCTGCGCGGTGTTGGAATTGGTGCCAAGAAACAGCAATTCCGCGCCGTTGTTGCCGATGACAATCGGGTCGCCGGTCAGGTCAACATCAACCAGCCGGGCAAACGCAATGATGTATTTACGGAACACGTACGCCTGCGTTTTTGAGGCGGATAAAAATATCTGGTTATGGCCGGTTTTCAGGGCGCGTAACAGCGCCTCGCGGGCGAAATAAAACGTCGCACCAATCTGGCGGGATTTGAGAATGTGCCGGATGCGGTGCTCAAGCCCGGCCTTGTGCCAGCCGAGCTGATAGGCGAAAGACTGGTCAAAGAAAATCTCCTCCAGTTTTTCGACCGCTTCCTCGCTGAAAAAATTCTTTTTCGGCTTTTTGCGATCGCCTTTATTTCGATTCGCCACGTTCGGATTGAGATCCGCCTCGTTGCCGGTCTGGCCGTAGCGGTTAATACGCGCGAAGCGCTCCATCTGGCGCGCCAGAAAGTCAGCGACCTTGAAGTCGTGCGCGGTCAGCTCCGGCTTGGCGTAAAGCTGGATGAGCCGCGCCTCTAACGTATTTTCAACCCGGTTTAATGGCGCGGTTTCCTCCCAGCCGTCGCGCTGCTTCCAGCTCTGCACCGTCGGGCGTTTTGTCTGCAACATCTCCGCGATTTGCGGCACGGAAAAGCCCTGCCAGTACAGGAGCGCCGCCTGTCGTCGCGGGTCGTTTAAAAGTGTGGTGTCGGTGGTGATGGTCATGCCTGCCTCGCCGTCATGGATACAGGGCAAGGCTACTTAAGCGCGGTCAGCGATTCGCTAAGGTACTGATGTGCAGGGGGCAAGCCATCCGTGACTGATGGCGAACCAGCGGACGAGCCGGGAAACTACCCCCTGACAAAACCGTGAATCCTTCACAGACAATCAGGACTCCTGACGATGGCAAAAAAAGTAATTTCAAAATGGTTTCGCATCGGCGTCGAGGGTGACACCTGCGACGGTCGCATTATTGGCGCGACGGAAATTCAGGAAATGGCCGACACGTTTGATCCGCGTGTCTATGGCTGCCGCATCAACCTTGAGCACATCAAGGGACTTATGCCGGACAGCCCGTTTAAACGCTATGGCGATGTGGTGGAGCTGAAAGCGGAGAAAATCGAAGACGATTCTGCGCTGAAGGGCAAGCTGGCGCTGTTCGCGAAAATCACCCCGACCGATGAACTGGTCGCCATGAACAAGGCGCTTCAGAAGGTTTACACCTCAATGGAGATCCAGCCGAATTTCGGCAACAGCGGCAAATGCTACCTCACCGGCCTGGCCGTGACCGATGATCCGGCAAGCCTCGGCACCGAGTATCTGGAATTCTGCCGCACCGCAAAACACAACCCACTGAGCTCCCGCAAAGCCAGCCCTGAGAATTTCTTCTCGGCGGCCACGCTGGCGGAAATTGAGTTTGAAGAGGAGCCCGACACCCTGCTTAACCGGCTGACCGACTCGGTTAAGGCCATTTTCAGCCGCCAGCAGACCAGCACCGACGCGCGTTTTAACGATGTGCATGAAGCCGTGACGGCGATTGCTGAACGTGTCCAGAGCAATGGCGACAGCATTGATACCCGTTTCAGCGCGCTCGAAAGCCAGCTCGCGGAAGTTAAGCAGGGGCTTGAAGCGCAATCCCTGTCCACGGCTGAGCAATTCAGTGCGATCACCGCCACCCTGGACAAAACCCCCAGCGAGACGCAGCCGCGCCGGAAACTGAGCACCGGCGGTGAAGGTGCATCCGCTGTGTTGACCGACTGCTAATCAGCCCTTTTTCAGAACAGGAACACAGAGACAATGCGTAAAGAAACCCGTTTTAAATTTAATGCCTGGCTGAGCCGCCTTGCGGAGCTGAACGGTGTCGGCGTGGAAGACCTGAGCAAGAAATTCAGCGTCGAGCCGTCGGTCACTCAGACGCTGTTCGACAAAGTCCAGCAGTCTTCCTCCTTCCTGCAACAGATTAATATGGTCGTGGTGCGCGAGCTGACCGAGGAAAAAGTCGGTATCGACGTCAACGGCACCATTGCCAGCACCGCCGATACGGCCAACGGCGTCGAGCGTAAAACCGCTGATTTTTCGAAGCTGGATGCTTACCGCTATTTCTGCCACCCGGTGAACTTCGATTATCACCTGAGCTATAACAAACTCGATTTGTGGGCGCGTTTTCAGGATTTTCAGATTCGTATCCGTAACGCAATCATCAAACGCCAGGCGCTGGACTACATCACCATTGGCTTTAACGGCGTGAGCCGTGCGGCCACCTCTGACCGCAAGGCCAATCCCCTGTTGCAGGATGTCGCTGTCGGCTGGTTGCAGAAATACCGCAACGACGCGCCGGAGCGCGTTATGAGCAGGGTGGTCGACGAAGACGGCACCGTGATTTCGGAGAAAATCACCGTTGGCAAAAACGGCGTTTACAAAAACCTCGACGCGCTGGTGATGGATGCGCATGAGTCCCTGATTGAAGAGATTCACCGCGAAAACCCGGAAATGGTGGTGATTTGCGGTCGCCGCATTCTGACCGACAAATATTTCCCGATGATCAACAAATTCCAGGCGAACAGCGAGCAGCTTGCCGGTGAGCTGATTATCAGCCAGAAAACCATCGGCCAGTTGCAGGCGGTGCGCGCGCCGTTCTTCCCGGCCAACAGCATTCTGATCACCACGCTCGATAACCTCTCGATTTATCTGTATGAGGACGGCCACCGCCGCCACATCATCGAGAATCCGAAGCTCGACCAGGTGGAAAACTACGAGCAGGTGAAAGTCGATTTTGTGATTGAAGACTACGAAGCCGGTTGCCTGATTGAAAACATCGAGATCCTTGAACAGGCTGAAGGCGACACCCCGGAAGCGGATATCGCGAAAGTGTTCGCGGCTGAACTGGCTGAAGCCATGAAAACACTGGCAAGCGCCTCCACCACAACCCCGGCCAGCACCGGCGAAGGAGCGTAACCGATGGCGAGCCCCGCACAGCGTCACGCGATGCGGGTCTCGGCCATGCTGGCCGCGCAGCGGGATAACGCCCCGCTGCGCCATGCCACCGCTTATGAGCAGATGCTCGTTAAGCTGGCCGCAGACCGCCGGACGCTGAAAGAAATCCACTCGAAAGAGCGTAAAGCCGACAAAAAGCGCGAGCTGCTGCCGTTTTATCTGCCGTGGGTGACGGGCGTGCTGGAGAACGGCACCGGCGCGCAGGATGCCATTTTAATGACGGTCATGCTGTGGCGTCTCGATGCCGGTGATATTCCCGGCGCGCTGGAAATTGCCCGCTATGCCCTGCGCCACAACCTGTCGATGCCGGAGAACCATGCGCGCACCGTGCCTTACATGCTGGCCGAAGAGGTGGCACTTGCTGCCCTGCGCGCCCGCGATGCCGGTGAGCCGGTCAGTGCTGCAATCCTTCTCGACGTCATCAGCATGACCGCTAAAGCCGACATGCCCGACGAGGTACGCGCCCGGCTGCATAAGGTCGCTGGCCTGACGCTGCGCGATGCCGGTCAGCCTGCTGACGCCATGACGCATCTGCAACGTGCGAACCAGCTCGACCGTAACGCGGGGGTACGCAAGGACATTGAGCGCCTTACCCGAGAGCTGAATTCGAAGCCTGTCGCGAAGGTCGCGCCAAAGACACCCGCGAAAACCGCACAGCAGAAAAAAACAGCCACACCGGCGAAACGCGGGCGGGGTCGCCCCCGTAAAGCTGCCGGTTAACCGAATGCGCCCCGCGCCAGGGCGGCACGCCGGTCAATGAGGGTGTTTCACCTTACCGGCGACCGGCGTCCACCGCCCACCCTTTTCAGAGGCCGTCATGACGACACTGATTATTAAAAAAAATAACGAACAGCCGGAACGCGGCACGGTGGTCATCCCGCCGCCTGTCAGTGACGAGCCGGTGATTAAAAACACCTTTTTCTTTCCCGATATCGAGCCGAAGCGCGTGCGCGAGCTGATGCGCCTTGAGCAGACCATCGCCCCGGCGCGGCTGCGCCATGCCATCAAAGCCGGGATAGCCGAAACCAATGCCGAGCTTTTTGACTGGCGGGCAAGCCAGATGAAAGCCGGTTTTGCGCGCCTCGCTGATGTGCCGGCAGATGACATCGACGGCGAAAGCATGCGCATTTTTCACTATCTGAGCGCGGTGTGTGCGATGACAGCCGCCACGCTTTATGAGCGCTATCGCGGTGTGGATGCCAGCGCCAAGGGCGACAAAAAAGCGGACAGCATCGACACCACGGTTGATGACCTGTGGCGCGACATGCGCTGGTCAGTCGCCCGTATTCAGGACAAACCGCGCTGCATCGTGGGGCAAATCTGATGAAGGTTTACGCGCACCAGGGCGACACGCTGGATGTAATTTGTAACCGCTATTACGGGCGCACAGAGGGCGTGGTCGAAACGGTGCTCGCCGCTAATCCGGGGCTGGCAGAACTTGGCGCGGTGCTGCCTTACGGCACGGCGATTGAGCTGCCGGACACTGACACCGCACCCGCTGCCGAAACGGTGAACTTATGGGACTGAGCATGGAGAAAATCACCTCATCGCTGGCCTACTGGATTAGCGTCGCGCTGACCTTTTTCGGGGCAATGACCCCGCAGGATTTCGCCGCGTACTTTGGTGCGCTGGGCGTGGTGCTGACGGTCGGCGTTAACTGGTATTACCGGCGCAAAAGCTATGTGTTGCTGTCAACGCAGCTTCATCAACAGCACCTGACTAACGGGGATATCAGCAATGTCATCAATCGTTAAACGTTGCAGTGTGGCCGCCGTGCTGGCGCTGGCGGCACTGGTGCCTGATTTTCGTTTACTCCATACCTCGCAACAGGGGCTGGCGCTGATTGCTGACCTCGAAGGGTGCCGCCTGCGTCCCTACCAGTGCAGCGCGGGGGTATGGACATCAGGTATCGGCCACACTGCCGGGGTCGCGCCGAAACGCGATATCACGGAGCGGGACGCGGCACAAAGTCTGGTTTCCGACGTGCTGACGGTTGAGCGTCGTCTTGCGGCCTGCGCGCCGGTTGTGATGCCGCCCGCCGTTTACGATGCGGTGGTCAGCTTTGCGTTTAACGTCGGCACCGGTGCGGCCTGTAAATCGACGCTGGTCTATTTCCTGAACCAGAAAAAATGGCAACAGGCCTGTGATCAATTGCCGCGCTGGGTCTACGTCAACGGTGCCAGAAATGCCGGGCTGGAAAACCGGCGCAAGCGTGAGCGTGATTACTGCCTTAAGGGGGCGCGATGAAAACGTTAATGGTGGTGCTGGCGCTTGCGGTGGTGGGGCTGCTGTGGCTGCGTCATGAGAATAGCACCCTGCGCGAATCTTTTGAGAAAGCGAACCGCGTCGCGGGCGAGCAAAAGCTGACGATTGGCATGCTGAAAAACCAGCTCATTGTTGCCCGCGACCGGGCGGATAAAAACGAACGGGCGCAGGTGGATTTGCGCCAGAAGCTGAATGCTGCCGGTGAGCGGGAAGCCCGGCGGGAACAAACCATAACGAGGTTACTCAATGAAAATGACGCCTTTCGCCGCTGGTACAGCGCTGATCTGCCTGATGCTGTGCGCCGGTTGCACAGGCGCGCCGCCTGCGCCAGTGCCGGTGACTGTTTACAACGGTTGCCCGAAAGTCAGCCTTTGCCCGATGCCGGGCAGCGATCCGCACACGAACGGTGATTTAAGTGCCGATATCCGCAACCTTGAGCGTGCATTAGAAAGCTGTGCGCTCCAGGTCGAAGCCGTTAAACAATGCCAGGATGATTTAGATGCTGAAGCCCGAAAGCCTGAGAAAAGCCCTGGCTGATGCCGTGCCGGTGCTGAAAACCAACCCTGAGATGCTGCGGCTGTTTGTGGACAGCGGCAACCTTGTCGCCACGCTCGCCGCCTCGCTGTCATTCGAAAAGCGTTACACGCTCAATGTGGTGGTGACGGACTTTACCGGCGATGCGGATTTATTGCTTGTGCCGGTGCTGGCGTGGCTGCGCGAGAACCAGCCCGACATCATGGAAACCGACGCAGGCCAGGCGAAAGGCTTCACCTTTGAGGCCGATCTCAATAATGACAGCAGTTTTGACATCAGCCTCAGTCTTGCCCTGACCGAGCGAACGCTGGTTAATGAGGTCGGCTCAGCGCTTCACGTCCGGCGCATCCCGGAACCGCCCCCGCCGGAGCCGGTCGCGCGTCCGGTGGAGATGTATATCAATGGTGAACTGGTGAGCAAATGGGATGACTGAATTTAAACCGTTTGAGAATGAGCTTGCCGGGCTGCTGGCGGCGCTGTCCCCCGCTGGCCGTCGGCGTCTCACCGTGGATATTGCGAAGAAGCTGCGCCAGCGCCAGCAGCAGCGCATTAAAGCCCAGAAAAACCCGGATGGCTCGCCGTATGCAAAGCGAAAACCGCAGCCACTGCGGGCGAAGAAAGGCCGGATTAAACGGGAAATGTTCACAAAGCTGCGCACCAATCGCTATATGAAAGCCAGCGGCAATGACAGCGCCGCGGTGGTGGAATTTACTGGCAAAGTACAGCGCATTGCGCGGGTTCATCAGTATGGATTAAAGGACAAACCGGCCCGAAACCGTCCTGATATTGTGTATCCGCGACGGCTTCTGCTGGGCTTAAACAAAGAGGACATTGTGATGATAGAGGACGTCATCTTTAAACATCTATGATCACCGTTTTGGGGCTAAATTCTCCAGGCTGAAACCTGCAGACCATATACGTTTAGTCCCCACTTCACTTGCTGAAAAGGCAGTGATTGCTGTGACGCTATACTCTTTACCTTTCTCAAAGTGGTAATCAACGGGCAGACATTTATCAGGTATCACAGTCAGCGTTGGGTTACTCATATCATCACGTTCCCAGACCTGTTTCATATTATTGTCCGGGGCTCGCTCAGATACTCTGAGAACCAGCAATTTTGATTTTCCGTCACTGGTCAGTGAATCCTTCGATACCGTAACGCAAGGTTGTCCATTTGCAGATAATGAAATATCAGCAGCCCGATAGGGTGAGTTATCTACCATGCAACCACTCAGTAAAAGCGACAACGCAATTAGCATTAATTTTTTCATTTCCAAAGGCACCTTTTATTAGTGGGTGATGCAAGAAAGTATTTAAGAGTATTCTTGTATTTATCCCGTAAGTCAGGCCCGACGATGCCTTTAAAAGTGGATTGCTGAATAAAAACATTCACACCAAAGTTAGTTAGCACATAATAATCAGCAATAATGGAAGCCTGTTGTTCGAGGCTGTAATCTGCTAAATCCTTTTCATTTGGCAAAGAGTATTCATAGCTTGAAGCCCAGCTAACTAAACCACGAGTCCGGACATTGACGCCCATCTGGTGCTGCCATACATGCCCCATTTCATGCATAAACAAAGCTTTATCTGTGATGTCACCAAAGGAAAAATCTTCTCTGAAGAGTGCTTCAGGATAGTACATATTACCGTCTGGTGTCATAGCGACGCGGCTATTTTGCAAACCAAACGGCAAATAATCACCGTTATAAACTTTTACGGCGCTATAATTAATGGCGTTCTGAAACAGAGCCCGCGCCATTCTTATTTCGCCTGCTGTCATCGGCCTGTAGTTGTTTTTTAGCGTCGACATCCTTTCCTCTTTTTTATTGTTTAATCCGCAGAGTTTGTTTTCTACCCGCAGTTGTTTCATCTGTCAATAAAACGGCATGTTTTGCTGTTTGAACTGTATGACCGCATCCTTTCATCCATGAGCAAACTCGCAAATTTAAATGAACTTGCGCGCACGCTGCGCAATATGATACGCACCGGCGTCGTGGTCGAAATTGACCTCGACGCGGGGCGCTGCCGCGTGCAGACCGGCGGCAATATCACCGACTGGCTCCAGTGGCTGACGCAGCGCGCCGGTCGCTCCCGTACGTGGTGGGCTCCCTCCGTCGGCGAACAGGTATTAATTCTGGCCGTGGGTGGCGAGCTTGATACTGCGTTTGTGCTGCCCGGTATTTTCTCCGATGACCATCCTGCGCCGTCGGCCTCGGCTGACGCCCTGCATATTGCTTTCCCGGATGGCGCGGTTATTGAGTACGAACCGGCGACCAGCGCGCTGACCGTCAGCGGCATCAAAACCGCCGACGTCACCGCGTCCGAATCCCTCACCGCCACCGTGCCGGTGGTGCTGGTCAAAGCCTCTTCGCGCATCACGCTCGATACGCCGGAGGTGGTTTGCACCAGTAAGCTCATTACCGGCACGCTGGAGGTGCAGAAAGGCGGCACCATGCGCGGCGATATCGAGCACAGCGGCGGCGCGTTGTCGTCAAACGGCAGAGTGCTGCACACCCATCAGCACCCCGGCGACAGCGGCGGCACAACAGGAGCGCCCCTGTGACAGTGAACTATACCGGCATGAGCCGTGTAAATGGCCGCACGCTTACCGATTCACAGCACGTCAGCCAGAGCATGGGCGACATTCTGCGCACGCCGGTCGGCTCCCGCGTCATGCGCCGGGAATATGGCTCGCTGCTCTCCACGCTGATTGACCAGCCGCAGACACCGGCGCTCACGCTGCAAATCCGCGTGGCCTGCTATATGGCGCTGCTGAAATGGGAGCCGCGCATCACGCTGAATGAAATCACCACGGAGCAAAGCGAAGGCCGGATGAGCGTCAATGTGACCGGCCAGCTCGTCAGCACCGGTGAAACCCTTTCGTTAACCATTCCTGTGAGCTGAACCCATGCCGATTGTTGACCTGAGCGAGTTACCCGCCCCGGATGTGGTTGAGGAACTCGATTACGAGAGCATCCTCGCTGAGCGTAAGGCGACACTGGTTTCGCTGTTCCCTGCTGATGAGCAGGATGCCGTTGCCCGCACGCTGGCGCTGGAATCCGAACCGCTGACCAAGTTTCTCGAAGAGAACGCCTATCGTGAGGTGCTGTGGCGCCAGCGCGTCAACGAAGCCGCCCGCGCGGTGACACTGGCAAGCGCTGCCGGGACTGACCTCGATGTTATTGCCGCGAATAACAACACCGCGCGTCTGACCATCACCCCGGCAGACGATACCGCCATCCCGCCGGTGGCGGCGGTGATGGAGTCCGATGCCGATTTACGCCTGCGCGCGCAACAGGCGTTTGAGGGGTTAAGCGTGGCCGGGCCGGTCGGTGCCTATGAATACCACGGACGCAGCGCCGACGGGCGTGTCGCGGATATTTCTGTCGAGAGCCCGACACCGGCCTGTGTGACCATCACCGTGCTTGCCCGCGAGGGTGACGGCACGGCGGGCGATGACCTGCTGGCCGTGGTGGAAAAGGCACTCAACGCTGAAGATGTGCGCCCGGTGGGCGACCGTGTGACGGTGCGGGCAGCGGAGATTGTGCCGTATGAGGTGGCCGCCACACTGTATTTTTACCCTGGCCCCGAAGCGGAGCCCATCCGCGCCGCTGCCGAAGAGAAACTCAAAGCCTATATCACCGCCCAGCACCGGCTTGGTCGCGATGTCCGTCAGTCGGCGATTTATGCCGCGCTCCATGTTGAAGGTGTCCAGCGCGTGGAGCTGAGCGCCCCGCAGGGCGACATCGTGCTCGGCAAACATCAGGCCTCTTTCTGTACCGGGTACAGCATCACCGCCGGGGGGAACGATGAATAGTGACCGGCTGTTACCCGTCGGTTCCTCACCGCTGGAGGTCGCCGCCGCGCAGGCAGCGGCGGAGATTATCCGCGTCCCGGTTCCGCTGCGCACGTTATGGAACCCGCAAACCTGTCCGGCTGACCTGTTGCCCTATCTGGCGTGGGCGCTGTCTGTCGACCGATGGGATGCTGACTGGCCGGAAGCCACCAGACGCCGCGTGATTGCCTCCGCGTTTTTTGTCCATCAGCACAAGGGCACCATCAGCGCATTACGGCGTGTGGTGGAGCCGCTCGGTTTTCTTATCGAGGTGCGCGAATGGTGGGAACTCAACGAGGAGCCCGGCACGTTTCGCCTGGTGGTGGGGGTGCTGGATGGCGGCATCACCGATGAGATGTATCAGGAGCTTGAGCGACTCATCAATGACGCCAGACCCGCCAGCCGCCATCTGACCGGCCTCGCCATCAGCCTGAGCACACCGGGCGGGTGTTACGTCGGGGCGGGAAGCTATGCCGGTGACGACCTGGTCGTTTATCCGTATCTGCCCGAAGACATCACCGGCGGCGGGGAATACTTCCCGGCCTCGGCCATTCATTTTATCGACAACATGAGAGTAATCGCATGACCGCGAAATTCTTTGCCATTCTGACCAGTCAGGGCGCGGCACTACTGGCAAACGCCACCGCGCTGGGGACAAAGCTCAACATCACGCAAATGGCCGTGGGGGACGGCAACGGCACGTTACCAACACCGGATGCCACGCAAACGAAGCTGGTTAACCAGAAACGCATTGCGCCGCTGAATATGCTGAGCGTTGACGCGAACAACGCCAGCCAGATTATCGCCGAGCAGGTTATACCGGAAAACGAGGGCGGTTTCTGGATACGTGAAATCGGGCTTTATGACGATAACGGCGTACTGATTGCCGTCGCCAACTGCCCGGAGACCTATAAGCCGCAGTTGCAGGAGGGGAGCGGGCGCACGCAGACCATCCGCATGGTGCTGATTGTGTCCTCAACCGCTGCCGTGACGCTGAAAATCGACCCGTCGGTCGTACTGGCGACACGGCAATATGTTGATAATGCCGTCATTGAGGTGAAAGCGTATGCCGACAATCTGCTGAAACAGCATATCGCGGCCAGCAACCCGCACACGCAGTATGCACCGATTGCCAGCCCGGTTTTCACCGGCACGCCGAAAGCGCCAACCGCCGCGCAGGCGTCTAACGATACGCAACTGGCGACCACGGCATTTGTTAAAGCGGCCATCGCCGCATTAGTGGCATCTGCCCCGGCCGGACTGGATACGCTGAATGAGCTGGCCGCGGCGCTGGGTAACGATCCGAACTTTGTCACTACCATGACAAACGCCCTGTCGGGAAAGCAACCGCAGGATGCGATGCTGACAGCATTTTCAAACCTGAAAGCATTAAATATGCAGTTCCCGGTGTTCAATGGCCCGAAAAGCATGGAGGCCTGCGCGCTGACAAACTTATCTCTGCTCTTTCTGTCAAAAAGCACCCCGGCGCAGATGCTCGATTTGCTTACCGCAGCTCCTCTGGCAAGCCCGGCGCTGACCGGAACGCCAACCGCGCCGACAGCCGCTGCTGGTACAAATTCGGCCCAGATTGCCACTACTGCGTTTGTTGCTAATTTCATCAATACACTGAAAACGGCTGCATTTCGTGATGTTGGGGTGGGGGCTAACCAGATCCCCGATATGAGTTCTTTCACTTCCGGCAGTAACTGGTTCAGGCTTCCGGGCGGCTTTATTGTCCAGTTTTTTGTTGCCACTATGGCTGATGCTTCCGCAGCCTCAAAAGTGGTCAACTTTCCCTTTGCTTTTCCTAATGGTGCGATTTCCGTCGTGGCCACGCATAATGGCCCGGTTCCGTCTGCCGCAGGTATTTTTGGCATTAACAATCTCTCGAAAACTTCTTTCCAGTCCTATGTGTCGGTAACCCCTGCCGGGAGTATCGGTGCATTTGTTATCGCGGTGGGGTACTAGCAATGAATCAGTATTACTGGAGCGCATCAACGAACGCTTTCTATGCCGTCGCCCTGCAGGAACAATATGAAGCGAGCGGCTCATTACCTTCAGATATCACCGACATTGATGACAATGTTGCCAGTGTGTTTATGGGGATGCCGCCGGAGGGAAAAGAGCGCGGCGTGGGCGCGGATAACATGCCCGCCTGGAACGATTTACCGTTGCCATCACCGGCGCAACTGGTCAGCCAGGCAGACATGAAAAAAGCGGAATTGCGCGCGGCGGCAGACTCGGAGATAACCTGGCTGCAGGATGCTGTTGATGCCGGAATCGCCACGGGCGAAGAGACTGCTGCACTCGCTGAATGGAAAAAATACCGGGTTATGTTGATGCGTATTGATACCTCCTCAGCCCCCGATATTGAGTGGCCTGCGCTGTCTGAGGCGACGACCAGCTAATACGCCGGAAGATACCGGTGTAATTACTGACCACCCTCAACGGCTGGCTTGATTACATTGACGCGCCTGAAGCCGCTGACCTGAGTGGCACCCCGGATATCACCTGGCCGGAAATCTCCGGATATGTTTAAGGCTTTCCGGCATCTGGTGATTGGTATTAGTTTAGACTTGATCCGGTATTGTCATAGCACAGAGATTAGCCTGTGCCAGACAGGCAGCTTTGTGCCAGGAGCGGACATCTAGAAAGTTACGATACGTCAGGTAATATGTTCAAAGGCGCCCAGTCCGTTGGGTGGGATACACACAGTAGTACGAAGCTCCAGAGATCCCGGCGTTACGGCAAAGGTCCCTTACGGTACGCGCGGTCTCAACGGACTTCAGTACGGCGATGATCTTATGTTCTGTGAATCGGACTTTTCGCATGGAGAGATCCTTACAGGGAAAATACAGAGATTTCCCTGTAAAAAACATTAAATAAAAACAATTAATCTAATAGCTCGTTGTAAACCTTCTTCAGTTTCTTATCTGTTAGGCTTGCAACATAATCCTTGGCCAAAATTAACTGATATACATCTATATATTTAGTATTTGCCGGATGGAAACCTATCATCATATCCAATGGCAAGAATTTTAAAAGATCATAAGGTATTTCAATTGTTTTATGTTGGTCTCTATAATACTTCAAGTATTCAGTTGAGTTTAATCTCTCATGTTCCATTCTAAATTGTGTATTTATATGTTCGGGGAATAATGTAAAAAGCAATAATAACTCGCTTACCATTTTTGAAGCTTTCATATTAGCAGATAAAACTCTCGGATCTAGGTGAAGTTTGTTGACTTGAATTTTACCCCAGATCTCTCCCATGTCATTATCTATCTGTTCACTATGAAATACACAGTAATGGTCTGCATTAAAAACATCGGCTCTGGATTTTAATTTGCTGATCCTCTTTGTTGACTCCAGAATGATATCTTCCATCAGGAGTTTTATTATAGATCCCCTTTGCTCTATAAACTTACTATATAGATTTTCGCCGCTTCTCATTCTAAAATCTATCGGAGCTCGATGGAACAGTCTGGAACCTAATAGGTCATGAAGTTGTATAGCTCCTAACTTTATTCCATCCTCTATATCTGATAGTAGATAAGATATTTTATCAGCAGCTCTAACTGCCTGACCTTCAAGGTGACTGTACCCCCCACATTTCAGGTATTTTTGATGCTTTGTATGTTTCCATATATTTTCTTGACTAGGTCCCTCCCCGTTGTGGCAATACGTATGTTTTAAAATGCAATCACATACCTCTGGTGTTAAATTTAGCCCATTATGTGATTCAATAACGCTGTATTGGTATGAACCTTCCAAAAATCGAACAACATCCACACCGTGCTCATAATGGTTAAAGCCACCTTCAAAACCTAATTTTCGAAACATTTGATCTATTGCGTGTTCGCCAGCATGCCCAAATGGAGTATGCCCTATGTCATGAGCCAATGAGCCAGCTTCTATTAAGTTCTTATCTAAACCGAAAGCAGCTCCAATAGTTGATGCTAGCTGCATTACCTCTATGCTATGTGCCAGTCGTTGTCTTAAATGTTCATCTTCTTCAAGAGGAAATAATTGAGTTTTATCAGCGAGTTTTCTAAACCCATTCGACCAGATAATTCTATCTCGATCCCTTTGAAATTCTATACGAAAGCCATCACTTCTGCTTCCATGTTCTCTTTCAGAGGCTTTGGCTGCCCACTCACTAGATAAAGCATCATTTTTCTTTTTTATTTCTTCAGATGTGCGACGCACTGGAGATTCTGGGGTCATTGCCCAAAAACCAGTATATTCTTCTAGCTGCTCAATTATCTGTTTAATTGAATTTACATTAGCTTTGCCGTTATTTCTCTCACCAATAATCTTTATTGTCTCTTCTATATTATTACCATCACTCCATAATTGGATCACTTCGTTAAAAAAGACTATATTATTAACTTGAAATCCTTGTTTTTCCGAAGTCCATAAGTTTACTTTTTCAACATTGTCTCTATTGCTAATAGATTTGGAAAAGCCATCAATTCTTCTAATTGGAAAACTAGATTCTACATTGTTTTCTTCTATGAAAACCCGAAAAAGATGATTATTTCCAGCCCTAGAGAAAGATCTGACTTTATTAATCACTTCGGACTCAAAGCTTAGTGTTTTAGTCCCATTGACTCTTATTACTAATAAATCAGAAGATCTCCATGGTTGATTCTTTGTCTCAATACCACTATTTTTTAATGCTTCTTCTTCAAAATATGGAACTATGTATTTCATCACGCCAGGCTCAATGTATAATATATCATGACCACATTTTTGCAAAGATGAAATTAGTTCCGCTCTCTCCTCTCCAATCCCTGGTCGTGTAAGATTTTGTGGGATAGAGCAATAGATTGTTGCTCCATCTTTTGATAGCTGTATTGCTCTAGAAATAAATTTTTTAAATTCAGAAGGGTACCAAGGAGGGTCAATTGTTATGCAGTCATATTTTTTCCCATGTAAGCCAATATTGCCAACATTTACATCATGCACCTCGGCATTTGATATACCTGTAAATACTTTATTAAATAAAGATACCACATCTTCATCAATATCAAGTAATGTTACTTCTTTGTTGTATGAAGAAATTGTTGCGGCTAAAGTAGGAGTGCCTATACAGGCAATGGCATGATCATTATGAATATCCAGGATCCTAGTAGTCATTAACTCCTGTGATTCAAGAGTATACCACCATTGGAAAAATTTAGGATTGGCCGCAGGGAGTTTGAAGAAAAATTTAGATTTATAGTCAAGCGAATTGGTAGATGTCTCAAATTTGGTTTCTTTCAGTTCGTTAAATATGTGAAATGCATCTTTGGGTTGAGCTCCATCACACAGTGGTAATATCTCATCAAATTTTTTAAATCCTCGCTTAAGCAGATTTTTAATTTTTATTCTCAAGTTGGTCTCCCAAACTTGTTCTTGATGTGTGCGTGTAGTCATATGCTTTCCGGTGTTAGACTAGTTAAATTAAAACTATTGTTTAGAAATGCTGAGTATTGCATAAAAAAAATTGTGGTCAACTTGACCTGCTGCCAGTTCACTAACATACCGCGATGCTTGTAAAACCTTAATCAGCAGTGGAAATAATCGTGAACTTCCGCTCCTCGCTCACAGCAGCCCCTCTGTTGCAGGCACTTCCGCTCCGTGCCAGGAGCGGACATTACTAAGCCCGCACTGCATTAATTCTTTGGGCGCAGGTCAATCAACCTGTGGCATTTGCCCGCCTTTTTTGTTTAGTGTTGTACAGCACCGCAACCATCCCTGATAAATAGCCCCGCACCCGCACAGCCTGGAAAATAACACTCACCCCAACCCCCACGGAGTTAAACGGATGAGTGATTATCATCATGGCGTGCAGGTCGTCGAAATCAACGACGGCACGCGCGTCATTTCCACGGTCTCGACGGCGATTGTCGGTATGGTCTGTACCGCCAGCGATGCCGATGCCGCGACTTTCCCCCTCAATGAGCCGGTGCTGATTACCAGCGTACAAAGCGCCATCGCAAAGGCCGGTAAAAAAGGCACGCTGGCCGCGTCCCTCCAGGCCATCGCCGACCAGTCAAAACCGGTGACCGTCGTCGTGCGCGTGGCGGAGGGCACCGGCGACGATGAAGAGGAGGCGCTCGCGCAGACCATTTCCAACATCATCGGCACCACGGATGAAAACGGCAAATACACCGGCCTGAAAGCGCTGCTCACCGCCGAAGCCGTCACCGGCGTAAAACCCCGCATCCTCGGTGTGCCGGGATTCGACACCCTCGAAGTGGCGACCGCGCTTGCGCCCGTTTGCCAGAAGCTGCGCGCCTTTGGTTATGTCAGTGCGTGGGGCTGTAAAACCCTCCCGGATGCCATCAGATACCGCGACAATTTCAGCCAGCGTGAATTAATGGTTATCTGGCCGGATTTTCTCGCCTGGGACACCGTGAAAAATACGACCGCAACTGCCTACGCCACCGCCCGCGCCCTTGGTCTGCGCGCGTACATCGACCAGTCCGTCGGCTGGCATAAAACCCTGTCTAACGTCGGTGTCAACGGTGTGACCGGCATCAGCGCCTCGGTGTTCTGGGATTTGCAGGAGCCCGGCACCGATGCCGATTTGCTCAACGAGGCGGGCGTAACCACGCTTATCCGCAAGGACGGTTTTCGCTTCTGGGGCAACCGCACCTGTTCGGATGACCCGCTTTTCCTGTTTGAGAACTACACCCGCACGGCGCAGGTTATCGCCGACACGATGGCCGAAGCGCACATGTGGGCGGTCGACAAGCCCATCACCGCGACGCTGATTCGCGACATCGTCGACGGCATTAACGCGAAATTCCGTGAGCTGAAAAGTAACGGCTACATCGTCGATGCGACCTGCTGGTTTGACGAGGACGCCAACGACGCGGAAACCCTGAAAGCCGGGAAACTGTATATCGATTATGACTATACGCCGGTTCCCCCACTCGAAAATCTGACCCTGCGCCAGCGCATCACCGATAAATATCTGGCGACGCTGGTTTCCTCAGTTAACAGCAATTAAGGAGCCTGACTGAATGGCAATGCCACGCAAGCTGAAATACATGAATGTGTTTCTGAATGGCTACAGCTATCAGGGTATCGCGAAGTCGATCACCCTGCCGAAGCTGACGCGCAAGCTCGAAAACTATCGCGGGGCGGGTATGAACGGCGTCGCGCCGGTTGACCTCGGCCTTGATGATGATGCCCTGTCGATGGAATGGTCGCTCGGCGGCTTCCCGGATTCGGTTATCTGGGAGCTGTACGGTGCGACCGGCGTTGATGCCGTGCCGGTTCGCTTTGCCGGTTCCTACCAGCGCGACGACACCGGCGAAACGGTCGCCGTTGAAGTGGTGATGCGTGGTCGTCAGAAGGAAATCGACACCGGCGAGAACAAGCCGGGCGAAGACACCGAAGCGAAAATTTCGGTCGTCTGTACCTATTTCAAATTAACGATGGACGGCAAAGAGCTGGTAGAAATCGACACCCTCAACATGGTGGAGAAGGTCAACGGCACCGACCGGCTGGAGCAGCACCGCCGCAACATCGGCCTGTAATGTTCACCCCGGCCGGTGCGCTGGCCGGTTAACCCGACAACCTGATTAAAAAGAGAAAACCATGAATAACGACAACGTGATCACCCTGGAAAACCCTGTAAAGCGCGGCGAGCAGATTATTGACGCCATCACCCTGATTAAACCGAACGCCGGGACGCTGCGCGGCGTCAGCCTTGCGGCAGTGGCAAACTCCGAAGTTGACGCCCTGATTAAAGTGCTGCCGCGCATGAGCGCCCCCTCGCTCACCGAGCAGGAAGTCGCCGCGCTTGAGCTGCCCGACCTTGTTGCCCTGGCGGGTAAGGTGATCGGTTTTTTGTCGCCGAATTCGGTGCAGTAAATTTCCCCGACACACTCTCTGTTGATGACCTGATGGCGGATATCGCGGTGATCTTTCACTGGCCGCCCTCAGAGCTCTGTTCCCTGAGCCTGACAGAGCTCATTACATGGCGAGAAAAAGCCATCCAGCGAAGCGGAAACACGAATGAGTAGCGTGAAATTACAGGTATTACTCAAAGCTGTTGACCAGGCGACCCGCCCGTTAAAATCCATCGACAAGGCCAGCAAGGAGCTGGCCGGAGGGATGCGCACAACACAAACCGCATTGCGTGAGCTCAACGGGCAGGCGTCGAAGATTGACGGCTTTCGCAAAACCAGCGCACAACTTGCGGTCACTGAGCAGGCGCTGAAAAAAGCTAAAGACGAAGCCGCCGCGCTGGCGATTCAGTTTAAAAACACCGAACAGCCGACCCGCGCACAGGCGCAGGCAATGGAGACGGCACGCAAAAGCGCCGCCGCGCTCCAGCTTAAACACAACAGCCTGCGTGAATCCGTGCAGCGTCAGCGGCAGGAGCTCAGCCTTGCCGGGATAAACACCCGCACGCTGGCCGCTGATGAGCGAAAACTCAAAGCCACCCTCAGTGAAACCACCTCACAGCTCAACCGGCAGCGTGAGGCGCTGGCGCGCGTCAGCGCGCAACAGGAGAAACTCAGCCGGGTAAAACAGCGCTATCAGGCCGGGAAGGCGCTCGCCGGGAACGCCGCAGCGGTGGGCGCGGCAGGGGCGGGAATGGCAACCACGGCAACGCTTGCCGGGGCGGCGCTGCTGAAACCGGGCTATGACTTCGCGCAAAAAAACTCGGAGCTTCAGGCGGTGCTCGGCGTGGGTAAAGACTCGGCGGAAATGACCGCGCTGCGCAAACAGGCGCGCCAGCTCGGCGACAACACTGCCGCCTCGGCGGATGATGCTGCCGGGGCGCAAATCATCATCGCCAAAGCAGGCGGGAACGCCGCAGATATTCAGGCCGCGACACCGGTTACCCTCAATATGGCGCTGGCTAACCAGCGCACAATGGAAGAAAACGCGAAATTACTGCTGGGTACAAAAAACGCCTTTCAGTTATCCAATGACAAAGTGGCACATATTGGCGATGTCCTGTCTGCCACGATGAATAAATCAGCGGCTGACTTCGAGGGGCTGAGTGACTCACTGACCTACCTTGCACCGGTTGCGAGAACGGCAGGCGTGAGCCTTGAAGAAGCCGCAGCAATGACCGGCGTCCTGCATGACAACAACATCACCGGGTCGATGGCCGGTACAGGGAGCGCAGCGATAGTGACCCGCCTCCAGGCTCCAACCGGTGAGGCGTTTCGCGCAATTAAAGAGCTCGGCGTTAAAACTGCGGACAGTAAAGGCAACATGCGGCCACTGTTTACCATCCTGAAAGAAATGCAGGCCAGTTTTGTTAAAAACAAGCTGGGAACTTCGCAACAGGGTGAATACCTGAAAACCATCTTTGGGGAGGAGGCACTTAAATCAGCTAACGTTCTGATGCAGGCGGCTTCATCCGGGAAGCTGGACAAGCTCACTGCTGCCTTTAAAGCCTCGGACGGGAAAACGGAGGAACTGGTCAAAGTCATGCAGGACAACCTCGGCGGCGACTTTAAAGAGTTCCAGTCGGCTTATGAGGCGGTCGGTACTGACCTGTTCGACCAGCAGGAATCTTCACTGAGGAAACTGGTGCAGACCGCCACGGGGTATGTGCTGAAGCTGGATAACTGGATCGCAAAAAATAAAGGGCTGGCGCAGACGCTGGGCGTGATTGCGGCGGTGGCTGTCGGCGTGGTGGGGCTTGTCGGCGCTATTGGTCTGGTTGCCTGGCCGGTTGTGATGGGCGTTAACGCGATCATCGCCGCTGCCGGTGTGCTGGGGACGGTCTTCAGTGTGGTGGGCGGGGCGATTATGACGGTGCTCGGCGCGCTGACATGGCCGATTGTGGCGATCGGCGTGGCGATTGTCGCCGGTGCGCTGCTCATCCGTAAATACTGGGAGCCCATCAGCGCCTTTTTCAGCGGGGTTGTTGAGGGGCTGACCGCCGCATTTGCGCCGGTCGCTGAGATATTCGCACCGCTGAAACCCGTTTTTGACTGGCTCGCCGGGAAATTAAAGGCGGTGTGGGACTGGTTCACAAACCTGATTGCGCCGGTCAAATCCACGCAGGACACGCTTAACGCCTGCAAAGATACCGGCGTCCTGTTTGGACAGGCGCTGGCGGATGCGCTGCTGATGCCGCTTACCGCGTTTAACAAACTGAAACAGGGCATAGACTGGGTGCTCGACAAACTCGGCCTCATCAATAAAGAATCCAGCGATCTTGACCAGAAAGCCGCAAAGGCTGGCGCGGCGACGCAGAACGGCACCTATATCCCGGCAACCAGTACCTATGGCGGTTATCAGGGATATCAGCCCGCCGTTGCCCCCGGCGGTAAATCCTATGTCGATAACCGGCAAAGCCATTACAACATCACGATGCAGAACGGCGGCGCACCGGGCGGCGAACTCGGGCGGCAGTTGCAGGATGCCGTTGAAAAGGCCGACCGTGACAAACGCGCCCGCGAACGTTCCAGCATGCGCCACGACGGATAAGGGGGACATTCAGAGATGATGCTCGCATTAGGTTTCTTTGTCTTTATGCGCCAGACACTGCCGTTTCAGGGCATGCAGCGCGACGCGGAATATCGCTGGCCGTCAAACAGCCGCGTAGGCAGGCGCGATGCTTTCCAGTTTCTCGGCGTCGGGGAGGAAAAAATCACGCTCAACGGCACGCTTTACCCGGAAATCACCGGCGGGACGCTGACGCTGACCGCGCTCAGGCAGATGGCCGAACAGGGTAAGGCGTGGCCGCTGATTGCCGGAACCGGCCAGATTTACGGCATGTATGTCATCAACAGCATTAACGAAACCGGCGCGGAGTTTTTTTCTGACGGCTCACCCCGGAAGATTGATTTTACACTGGCGTTAACGCGCGTGGATGAGTCGCTCGCGGCGGTTTATGGCGACCTGAGTCAGCAGGCTGAAACGCTGGCCGGGCAGGCAAAAGAGGCCGCCACCAGGTTAATCACAATGCCGGGGTTATGATGTCAGAAATACTCTACAGCCAGGCGGGGAGCTCACTCACCCCCGCGTTTATGCTGAAACTGGACAGTAAGGATATCACCGGCAACATCAGCAACCGGCTGATAAACCTTACGATGACGGATAACCGGGGCTTTGAGGCTGACCAGCTCGATATTGAGCTCGATGACAGCGATGGCCTTGTGCAGTTGCCGGTGCGCGGCGCGGTGCTGACCCTGCTCCTCGGCTGGAAAGATTCCGCGCTGGTCGGCAAGGGCAGTTTTACCGTTGATGAGGTTGAGCACCGGGGCGCGCCTGATACCGTGACCATCCGCGCCCGCAGCGCTGATTTTCGCGGTACGCTGAATTCGCGTCGTGAAGAGTCCTGGCACGACAAAACCCTCGGCGATATCGTGGCGGCGATCGCCGCACGTAACAAGCTGACGGCAAGTGTCACCCCGGCGCTGGCCGGGATTCATATCCCGCATATCGACCAGACGCAGGAATCCGACGCTAAATTTCTGACACGGCTGGCTGACCGGAACGGCGGCGAGGTGTCGGTCAAGGCGGGGAAGCTGCTGTTTCTCAGAGCCGGGAATGCCACAACCGCCAGCGGCAGGCCCATTCCGCAGGTGACGATCACCCGCAGCGATGGCGACCGGCACCAGTTTGCGATTGCCGACCGGGGCGCTTATACCGGCGTCACGGCGCAGTGGCTTCACACCAAAGACCCGAAGCCGAAAAAAGTGAAGGTGAAGCGCAAGCCCAGAGAGCAGCATTTACGCGCGCTACAGCACCCGAAAGCTAAAGCCAAAAAGAAGGAAACCAGAGTACCGGAAGCCCGCGAGGGCGAATATCTGGCTGGTGAGGCGGATAACGTGTTTGCGCTTACAACGGTGTACGCCACAAAAGCCCAGGCCATGCGGGCGGCGCAGGCGAAATGGGACAAGCTACAGCGAGGTGTCGCGGAATTCTCGATAAGTCTGGCCGTCGGGCGCGCCGATCTTTACCCGGAAACGCCGGTGAAGGTCTCAGGATTCAAGAGCATTATCGATGACCAGGCGTGGATTATTACCAAAGTGACTCACACGTTAAACAACAGCGGTTATACGACAGGGGTAGAGCTTGAGGTGAAACTTTCTGATGTGGGTTACGAATCAGAAAGTGATGCTGATTCTGAGGACGACGACCCGTTATAA